TCTTGAGGTGAGGCATAACACCAGTAGACTTATCATCTGATGACCGTATGCCAAAGCCAATACCTACACCACCGCCAAGCATGGACAACCAGTTAGTCTCTGACAGATTATCAACAAGACCTTCTGCACTATCATGGATATAGTTTAGGTAGCAAGAGATAGGCAAGCCACGTGACGACCTGCCATAGGATAGGATAGGAGTAGAATAAGAAAGCCAGTGCTTAGACGAGTAGTCGTATAGCCGCTGTGCATGTTCCTGATTAGAAGAAAAGCATTTGGATACATAAGCGAACCTCTCCTGTGGAGAAAGTTCATGGTCCATCATGTAGCTTTCCTTTAATCTTGCAATACCTAACTTATCAAATAAACTGTCTCTTTCTGGGTCGATGTTGATGTTGTAGTTAGGTGCTTGCATATTCTATTCTCCCGGTGTTTGGTTGTCGTGGACATGAAGCATAATGATAGCATAGTGTATGATCTTCAGCAAGTCCTTACGGTTCTTTCCTTCCTTTTTACCGTAACGCTTCCAGTATTTCTGGATGTTACCCATGCAAAAACCTTCTGCATATCCGGCATCCACAATCGTATCGGTAGCCTGATACTTACTCTGAGCATAGTGCTGATTGTAGGTGCTTAGAATATACTTTTGAACTTCGATAAGATACTTATCTTCATCGAACTTGTAGTCTTTGAGTGTGGGTATTTCTTTCATGTATTCAAGAACCTGCTTGTCCATGTTGAAGTTGTCCATCCATCTGTTAGGTTTCTTAGTCATAGCTTAACACCGTGTTGATCCTCTTCCTTATATACTTAACTTCCTTGCTACGCAAGACCTTAAATGCAAAGCTTCGCATATCCACAGGTGAGATACCTGCAAGATCACATACGTCTACAAAGTCTTGAGATGTTACGCCTACTGAAGCGAAGAACCATGCTTGCGCTGAACGTCTTGCCAGCTTCTCTTCTTCAGGTTCGCTTAGTGTTTCCGGCTTTGTTGCGTCTAGTAGTGCCTGTAGTATTACGCTTAGAAACAGAACCTTTTCTGGACTTGTTTCTTGGTTTTGACCTAGAAGATACTCTACGTTTAGAAGAAACTTCTCCCCGTCTACTTGATTTTCGTCCTTCATTTGTCCACTCTTCTATAACCTGATGATCAGAGTTTTTACAGAAGAGGAAGTTATTCTTGATACACCAATCTGCATAGGTTGACTTACCTCCTTTATTTAATTTGTTATTGGGATTGTCGAAGACAAACCGAATATCCAGTTCGGGATAAGTTTCTCTAATGAAGAGGTGTTTCTTTCTGTCTTCTAGTTTAAACCTTCCTTTAACTTCCAGTATGATACCGTTTGGTAGAATAAAATCTGGAAGATATTTTTTATATTCTAGCCAAGTATAATTAATATAGTGAGGTTCAAAAGAGTAAGCAACACTAAGACTGTCGAGTAAATCACCTGTCTTCTTTTCTGAACCTGATCTGTATCTATTTGCCATTAGTTATTTCAGGTACGTTAGGAACTTTCGCCACTTTGACAAGATGCTTTGGCCCATTGCTATATTTAAAAGTACGAATACCAACGCCATCATTAGCATCAGACCAACAAGTAAACTTATAATCACAAAAGGCACAGCCAATGTGTAGCTTATGATTACCTGAAGAACCATCAGGAACTGAATCATAACATTTCTCAGGGGGTGTGTCTTTTTCCAAGAAGCTTCTAATTTCATCTATTCTGTTCCCTGAATTGATTAGGTCCATGTCGTCAATAGGGCAGTAGCATATCTCACCTGATGACTTGTCGATAGCGACGAAGCCTACGTTCGGATTGTTGTCCGCATCAGAGTAAGCAGATATTTGTGCAATGTATCCGAAAGGATCGTCATTAAGAATAGTACCTTCTTTAAACTTCTTAAAGCTGTAGGGAGAAGCTGATTTAAAATCAACTAGCACACCATCAATCGTAGCATCCTTGTGACCACGCACACCATTAGAAGTTAGTTCAGCTTGTTCCTCTACAATGTCATGCCCAGCTACCTTAGTGAATAGGATCAATAGCTGTTCAAGAATATCACCATATAAAAACTTAATGAGAGTTGGAGCAGAGAGTTGCTGCTTCTCTGCCCCATTCATCTCATACCAAATCTTTCTATCCTTATGACCAATAAGAGATAGACGCAAAGATGGTTCTCTAGGCTTACGAACCTCAGAGATAGCGGAGGCAACAGAACTGGCTACTGCTTCAGCAAAAGCGTCGAGGTGCTTCTTATCTATTTTTATTTCCTCGTCATTGGTGAAGAGACTATAGATGTCTTCTACCAATGTGTCGATTGACTTAGCCATGTTCTGTTGCCTCTCGTGTTAGCTACTACGCAGCTTTTGACTGTACTGACGGGCCGGATAGTAGCTTGTACCGCGTATAAGACCCTTCGGGAGACATAGCCTTAATTGCGGTAATTACGTAACCCTTCTTGCGAAGGCGTGAGATAGTTGCCGTTAGGTTCTCACACCATCCACGTTCGATTGCAGTCTTACGAGTAACTCGCATACCGCGACGAAGGGCTGATAGTACACGTGCTTCATTTGTCATTTTTGTTAGCTTCCTTAACCTTGTTGTTCATAAATACAGCATTAGCTGCGATTGTTTTTGTTAATGCATCTCCGTAGATTCCTAGACGTTCCTCTACAATCTTTGGAAGTTTTCCTTGTGATGCACACGCTACGGCATGATCGAATGTACTTCCTTGATGTACAGTTCCGTTAGGGCTGATCCAATTACCTGTAACTGAATCATATCCACAAGTGTCTTGCGTAGCCTCTGCATAACTATACCCAGCAGAGGCTACGATAACAAGACCTAGAGAAGCAGCTACTACTCTAAGCTTCATACTACTCCTTTCCTTACAGTGCTGCTAGTTCTTGATCAATGGTGAAACCATCTTCTTCCTGAAAGTCACCGGAAGGATCACCATAAGGTACAAGATCAATGACCTGAACAGCCATAAGATCAGCGGTAACACCAGCCTTACCGGCATATTCATATTCGTAGGGCTGAATTTTTACCTTAACAGTAGAACCGTTACCGATCAGACGGCTATCCCAAGGATTACGCTTTGCATCAATTACGCGAGGTGCCTCACGCTTGGAACCATCCTTCTTCACTACCTTACGCTTGCAGGAGAAGAAGTCTCCACGATCATCCCCCTTGTTCTTGACGTTAAGACCGATTGACTCAAGCTTCTGACGAGTCTCGTCGTCAATAGCAACATCAATCTGCCAAGCCGGTTCGTAAGTGGTATTCGGTTCAACAACCGATGCCCAGTGAGCCTTACCGGAAAGAAGGATTGCATCATATTTCTGATTAGCCATTTATAACTCCATTTGTAATGTCTCTTGGCTGAGACTGTTTCAAGTAACGAAAGGGATACTACTGTACTACTTACTACTTGTCAACACTTTTTTTGCACAATCGTCGTAGTCCATCAAAACATTTTGTTTGATTGCAAAACATGGACGACCGGGGAAGTGTTTACCATAGTTCTTTTCCTGAAGCAATAGAGAAGATGGATAAAATCCTTTCATGTTAAAGATATTATCTTCTTCCTTGATGATAAGACAATACATATCGATCTTAGATTTGAATGTCTTGGCCCCACTTTGAATAAGTTGGCCCGTCTTATACCTAGTCGATTTAACGTCGATACTAAAGTCATCAAGAAATACATCACCCAAATCAGTTCCAGTACTCTTAGACTTATTCGTCGTATCAAAGAAAGATTCAGGATAAGTATTTATCAGCTTGAAGAAAGCTAACTCTGCTTCAGCGCCATCAATATCAATTTGAATTGATGTTCGTTTCTTGTCTTGAATATTATCTGCTACACCTTCCTTTCTGTTAGAAGCATTCCTAGCAATAGCGATGGTCTTAGCTAACGCTAGTTCATTTTCATTAAGATTTATTAGTGTGTTTCGGACCAATTCAGGCCGACTTTGTATTCGCTGTCTAGTGGGCATCGGACATTTAACTCCTTCTCTGCAATCTTCATTGCTTGTTGGGTTAGTTTACCAAATCGTTCAGCATGATCTTTACGACAATCAAACTGATATTCGTCGTGAATGCTGGCAACTAACTTAGCATCAATGCTGTGCTTTCGTATTAGCCTGTCGATAACAACTACCCACTGTTTGCAGATGATTGCTCCAGCACCTTGTAGAAGAAGATTCATAGCAGCATGTTGATGCCTGACATGTAACTTCCTACCATCAAGTCCCTGTATATATCCTGAAGAAGAAGCTTTGTCAACAGCTTTTCTCAGGTTGGCTAGTGCAGGTAAGCTAGCAAGGAAGTTATCAATAAGCTTCTGACCATCACCTGCGGTACCTCCAACAATGCTGCCAATCTTTGCTGCACCAGCGCCATAGATAAAAGCATAGATGAATGTCTTTGCTTGGTCACGTGTTTCCAAACCTGCAGCCTTTTGATTAGCTGTGTGAATGTCTCCTTCAACTACTTCCTTCGTATAGTCGTCGTCACGCATGTAGTGTGCAAGACACCTTAACTCCAAGGAACTTGCATCACAACCAACAAGAACATTATTAGAAGAACTACTGATCCAACAGCTTCTGCATTCCACCCCATAGGGAGAATATACTGCAGGAATTTGTGCCATGTTTGGACTATGGTGGGCCATACGTCCTGAGATAGCTTTGAGAGTAAGTACTTTACCATGTACCTTATCGTCCTCCTCTAAAAGTTCTAGCCACGATTTGATCTGGGCTGTACGTTTGTTAATAAGAAGATACTCTGCAATCATCTGTGCTTCAGGAATATCTACCTTCTTCAGTGTGCCTTCATCTACGATGGCATGACCAGTAGGTGTGAAGTTCTCTGGCACCCATCCTTGTTCCTTGAGACGCGCAGCAATCTGCTGACGGCTTGCAGGATTGAAGACAGTTACCTTGTCCTTCAGTCTTTTGCCTGTCTTCTCTGAATACCTTTCCTCTACGATAGGAGGGTAACGACGCTGTAAGTCTTCTTCGATAGCATGAGACTTATCATTTAGAGAAGCCTGTAACGTCATAGCCTTTTGTACATCAAGAGTAAAGCCATTCTTTTCTTGAACATCAATGATGCGACGAACATTGTATTCAAGATCAATAGCCTGACGATACTTCTCTGGTTTTTCTTCTTTGATCTTTAACCATAGGCGAAAGGTAATCTCAACGTCTCTGACACAGTATGTGATCATCTCGTCAGTTAGCTGAGAAAAGTCGTGAAAGTCAATCTTCTCAAACCCTAGATCAAGTCCCCAAGATTCAAGCGAATGTTTGCTGCGTGTTGGAAATAGTAGTTGAGAAAGAACAAGAGTATCTTCTACTGTGTCTACAGTAAGCTTTGTTCCTGTCAAACGATTGAGGGTAGGGGCATCGAAGCTTATGCCGTTGTGCATAATGAACTTCGATACCCCTTGGGCGAATGCAGGAAACTTAGTTAGACATTCTTCTTCCTTCCAGATATTGACCTGACCTGTTTCTACGTTCTTCGTTACGATACAGAATATCTTTGTAGCATCAAGACTATCTGTTTCAATGTCCAGTATTACCTGCATACTTACCTCTTATTGCTTAGAAGGGAATGTCGTTGTCGTCACTTCCTCCATCAAGATCGTCACCAAGATTAGTAACCTCGTGCAACCTACCAGTATCCTTGTTGAAAAACAAGTGGCAAGCGACACCAGTTTCACCAGCATACCTATTCTTCAATACGCGGATGGTTGTGGTGTTAGCGATGTTCTCGTCATCAGACTGCTGATCACGTTCCATAGCTACGACAGCATCAGAAAGCTGTGCGATGGACTGTGAGCCGCGAAGATGTGACAGGCTTACCTCCTTACCATCCTCATGCCCACTGTCAGCCCCAGTGCGTCGTAGATGCGAAACAAGAAGCAATGCACAATTAGTTTCTTCTACCAGACTGCGAAGCTTAGTCATCAGAACGTCGATGTTCCTACGTTCATCCATACCTTCAAGACCTGAGACAAGGATAGACAAGTGATCAAGGAAAATCCACTTACAGTCCAAAGCTTTGACCATGTAGCGTACACGAGCAAGAATTTCTTCTGTACCCATAGAACCGAAATGATCGAAAGCATAGAACCTGCCGGTGCCTATGGTTGCCTCCTGCCACTTGTACAGTTCAGCTTCTGGAAAGTTCTCCCGCACTTCACGGATGTACAATCGAGCATTAGCTTCTACGGACATGAGATGGAAAATAGTTGAACGGGTATTCTCCTCAAGAGAGATAACACCAATGTTACCTTCGGCCTGTTTCAGAACGTGGTGCATCAGTTCACGCATGACGCTAGACTTACCAGTACCAGTACCTGCAGTCAGCGTTACCAGTTCACCAGTGCGAATACCGTACAGCTTCTCATTCATACCGGCAAAAGGATACAAGCAGGTAGTCTGATTACCTTCGTCGTACAGTTCAGGACCAACATCTTTCAGATTGATAATGCCAGCGGGAGTATAGGTACGCGCCGCCCACCATGCCTGAGTGAAGTCCTGCGTCTTACCGTCTGTCAGATAACCTGAAGCATCCTTCATTCCTGCATCAAGTGCTACGATCTTACACTTGTTCGGCTCAAACAGTTGGGCAACTTCACGTGCAGCCTTCTGACCTGCTTCATCTGAGTCAAAGCAGATAACAATGTTGTTGAAAGAATTAAGAAAGTCATAGCTACGCTTGCAGCTTTTGACTGCTGCTGCTGCGCCATCCTTGATGGATACTGCTGCATACTTTGATCCAAGCATCTGATATGCAGCCATAGCATCAAGTTCACCTTCGCAGATGGTGACATACTTGCCACCCTCTTGGCAAAGATGCTGACCAAACAACACACCTGCTGACATAGCACCGGGCGGATCGGCGGCAAAGTTCTTCGTAGCTACATCGCGAACCTTGTAAGCTACGAGACTGTTGTTTACATCGAAGTAAGGATAATAATGTTTGACTACATCACCAGATGTATTCTGAACAATACGCACACCATACTTCTCTGCTGTATCTTTCGTAATGCCACGATCAGTGATAGCTGATACGTGACCCTTCGCTGTTGGTTGGGTGTAACTTACGTTATCAAGTGGCATGTCAGTCTCCTTTGTGTATGCCTTATCA